TCATCCCAATCATATTCCACTCCGTCTTGAAGCACTAATTGTATTTCTTCTAACCATTTGTTTCTATAAAAATCAATCATCATTCTAAATCTGTCCGGTTCCGCACCGTGTTGTGTAAGTTGTGGTAGAATATAGTATGCTAATATATGAAATACTGATGCTGTCTTCAATTGACTTGCTGTCAATTTTGTTTCGTCCATTTCTGCTTCTGCCGAATTGAAGTATGATGCATTACGATTTATTGATGCTCTTCTTACTTTCGGCCACCAGTGTATTCTAAGCCAACGATTTACATCGTCTTTTGTTTTAGCATGGTATGTCGAAAAATCAATAATACCATATTCTTTTATAGATGGCTCCCATTCTAGAATGTCGGCATCTGTAGTATAATTGCTCATCAGTATCTCCTCTATATGTTAGTGGGGGCTATACCCCCACTAAAGTGTATTGATTAGTTAGCAAGTGTGTCTGCTGTTAATTTAACACCGTAAGTGTCAATTAATTCTGCTACACCGTATCTCGCTGTTGCTACAACTTCTTCTGCTCTTAGAGATGCATTTCTTTGCATTTCCATAGATAAGTCGTTTTGCATTGCAATACCTAATGCTTCAGTTGAAAACACACCACCGATTGAGTCATCTGATCCATCTACTGCAACATTTGATGATTCGTAAATGTTGATGCCTGCGATAGTTCCAACATAACCTGCTCTCATTGCTTCGTTACCAACATCTGATAGGTTGTTAGCACCTGAGAATGTGTTAGTTAATGCTTTTTTAACATTGAAGATTTGTTTTGGATGGAACACACCGTGGTATGCACCAGGGGCATTGTTAGTTTGTAACTCTGCCGCCGCTTCAAATAAATCTTGGATTGTTAATTCAGCACCTGCACCTGGTCCTTTTTCTGTTGAGAAGCCTGTGAATAAACCGATCAAGTCTGTGTCGATCTTCTTCGCAATTGCTTCACCAAAGATTCTACCTAGGTGTGATACAACATTTTGCTCACTTGTGTCTCTGATGAAATCAGTTAAGTTAGTCATGATACCAACTTCTTTTAAAGTGATGTTTTTAGTTGTTGTAGTGATTGTTTGATCTGCTGATGTTCCTGACATGTCAGTGCCTTCAGTTAGATCTTCTGCAGAAACCACTGGGTAAACTGGTACTTGTGCGATTTTACCTGTGTTGTTTGCTACCGTGTATTCTCTTACTAATCCTCTCATGATCGATCTTTCGTTAGCAGTGAATAATGCTTCTTGAACGATCGGTGAGATTAAACTAGCAAGTGATGTACTTGTTGAGTTTGCCATTGTTTATTTCTCCTTGTCTAATGACTATTTAAATTTACCGATACCTACTTGTTTTCGATATTCGGCATATCGTTTCCTGTCCTCTGGATTTTTCATATCCAATTGACCAATATCCAACTTTTCACCGCTCCCGATATCTCCTACTTTACCTGTAGTACCTGCTCCTGCTGGAGTGGCCGCTACAAAGTGAGGATTAGCCGTTAAAAATTCATTAACAAGTTCTGATACGGCCATATGCTCGCCTTTTTCATTGTATCTCACTTGTTGTGTCTTAGGATCCACAATTTCAACATCGCCTGCATCATTCAATCTTACTTGATCTTTCAATAAAGTTGAAACCTGTTGTGGGTTAACAGCTTTATATCTAGATGCCGTGTCGAGTAAATTACTATCTACTTTGATGGTTTTTACTTGACTTAATAAAGAATTAATTTGCTCATCTTTCTTAGAGACCGTGTCTTTAAGTATCTGTTCAAATTCTCCTTTGGCCTTCAGTTTATCTTGTTTCTCCTTTTCCGCCTTTTGAACTAGATCTTGATATTGTTCAATGTCGATACCTTCGTACTTTTTTTCGTACTTCCGTCTCTCTCTTGATACTCTATCTGCTACGACCTTGTCCAAGTCAGCCTGTGTAAAAGTTCTCCCCTCAGTTTCGGTTGTTTCAACCGGAGCCTCGGTTTGCTCAGTGTTTTCTATATTATTTTCCGTTTCACTCATCGTATCTCCTTTTTTAAAGTTATAAGTTAAACTCCAATCATTGTGATTGTTTGTTGTATTTATGCTGGCTAATTCTTGCATGATTTAGCACTGCATAATCTTGTTGTATCAACACCGGTATAGGTGTCGAATGCCCTCCGAACTTGGGATGTGAATATAACCATTCTTCATCATCTCTATCGCGGTTAAATCTTCTCATTAAATTGTATAATTCTTTTGCTGTCGCGGTTGGATATTTGTATATTCTTGCGACATATGTATCTAAAGGTTGAATAGTACCTGTCCATGTTTGTATATCAATCCGTTGTTGTGACCAATATGCTTTTGACCATGGACAGACACCCACTATTGATGCGAAATACTGAGGCCAATTAACCTCTGCGGCCACCTTTTTTACCGCCTCTTTTTCCGCCTTTTTTCTTTTTTCTCTTATTCATCGCCATGGTTTATACTCCTTTATTGTTCACCTAACTTCTGTAGGACCAATTCAAATCCACCACTCACACTTGCTGTGGCACCTGATTTTACCCGTGCTTCGATGTCTGTTTTTTCACTGAACACTTCTGGCACTATGTATTCCTTACGGAAACCACCGCCTCTCACCGTGACGAATGCCTTGGTCTGGAATGTGTTGCCATTGATGGGTCTGGCCATTATCTTGGCTTCCACTTCTGAATCTTTTGAGTTACCAATGTCAAAACTCATCAAATAACCCACATAGTTCCTTGGAATTGTATATAAAGCTTGAAGTGTCTGTCCATATCCTGTACTGATATAAGCCGCCGTCTTGGTGTCTACCGTGATGGTGATATTACCTTGATTCACATTATCCGTGGTGGCTGTGGCCATGAATGCTCTATATATTCTGATGAATGTTGTTGTGGATGCGGCACCACCTATGGTGATCACTTCATCTGCCAGATCAAAATTTTGATCCAACCCAAATATGTGCACCGTGCCGCCATCGTCATCTGCTGTGTTTGATGATGTGGCCACTGCAGTGGTGGCTGAAGTGGGATATTGATACAGGCCTGTGCCATTGGTCCATATGGTTTCAAAACTGGTACCCACACTTGAATTGTAGCCAAATTTCTGAACACCTGAAAAATTGTATATTTCACCTTTTTGCAGTGCCAAGCCAAATGGTGCGTTGTTGATACTTGCGAAACTCATAATGTGCCTTTCTTTATAACTGTTTTAAAGTATTTATTAATCTGACCATGGTAACGGTTGTGTGTCACCCTCATCAAATGGTTGTTCTCGTTGTCCCAACATCTGTTTGCCCAACCATATCAGCATTGTGGGGTTGCCTTCTTCTGCTTTCTGCCATTGTAGCCTACGCAGTTTGGCTTTGCCAGTGGCTCTGCCTTTTTGTAGGAAAGAAGGGAAATTCCGTTGTAGTGTGTCCACAGATATGCCCAAAACTTCCGCTATCTCACGGTTTGTGCAGTGGATACTTGCTAGGTTCTCGATTAGTTGTGTGTCAATTTTGATTGCGGGTCTTCCGCCCTTGTTCTTTGCCTGTTTGTTTGCCTGATCAGTCATCAGTTTGCCCTCCTGTGTTTTATGGGCTCAGTAGCCCCCAACTGCTTTACAGTTGTTGATTTTCCACTTTTACTCTGAAATGTCTCACAAAAGTACGGCTGGCCGCTGTTGTGATCTGACATTCCACAGCGTATATGGTTCCTGCCGTGCCACCAGTGAGATTCACTGTGCTGGTAGTGTTGGTGTGGCTGAAATAACTGCCACCTATTGCATTGCTCATCGAGAGACCTGATTGAACTTCATAGGCCACACTGGAAATAGTGTCTGCGCCTGTGAGCACACCTGACCAATCTATTGTGTAGTCTAGTGTGGCATCTGGGTCTTTGATAATGTATGCACCTTGCGTGTCTTGTAAGAATCCTGTTTTGCTCATACTGTTATTTATATAATTCCGTGTAGTTGTCCCTGTGACAATGCAAAATTATCTCTGTGACTGTGGAAATTGTCTGGTGATTTGATGATCTTAATCCTAAATGTGCCAGCATACTGACGACCTTGATTG